TACAGCAAGTTCAGCTGTGTGGGTTGCTTGAATAATTTTTAATTTAGGATCACTTCCAATCATCCATGCAGGAAGTAGAAAAGATGCAAACTCAGATTTAGTATGCCTAGGTGGCATATTCACAATGAGTCTCTTAATCTCTCCAGTTTTTAATTTATTAAATTTTTCTGCAATAATTTTATGATGGTACCCTTCTATAAACTCGGGCCACATATGCTTCACGAACGTTAAAAAATCATTACTAATTTTTTTATGTCTCTGTTTTCTGTCCAATTGGACCAGGTACCGCTTTAACTGGCGTCTAGTATCAGGGGGAAGGTTATCTAAATTTTTTTTTAAAATTTTTTTAATATCAATATCTTGCATAAGTACTCTTATGGGTGTCAAAACGTTTTTTACCCTCTATGACTATCGAAATCAAGAAATAAAGCACAAAGGAGTAGGATCCCTTTTTATTTTAATGGATTAAGGAACTTCGTGCTTTGCTTTTTTGGGATTGGACTTGGTACCTCTATGAGGTACCAAGCCACTAGCGAGGTGTGGCGCGTTAGCGCCACAACCTATGGTTGATTAAACACTAATCTAATAGTGTGTAATATGCTTCTGTGAAGTTTTTTTGAAACCAAGTAATACCCTTCTGCATTAGGTCATAATCCTCGGTTTGTTCTGCACCTATGATTGTATCATAGATAGCAACTGCAAAAGCTGGTAGCTTTGCATATTGTTGGTGGTTCTCATCATTAAACCTATTGCCTATTGTTATTTCTTTGGTTGGTTCATCTCCAAAATAACATTGATTAAATGGTTTAGGTATAATGTAAATCTTACCATTGTATCTAACATTAATAACCTCGTTATTTAGATAAGTAGTGTAGTTTTCTTTTTTCATATTCCTCGCTTTCATATCTGGGATTATATATGATAAATCTATCATTGTCAATAGTTAAAATCCAATCCAATCAGTTAAATCTATTTTAACTGCTTTTTTATTTACTTCTCTTATATCCATAAAATAACACCAATAGGTTGAATTGTTTTCCTCGTTGCAAAATGTAATTGCACCAGTATAATTTAAGTCAGTATCATATTCTTTGGCGTCAACTCCATTTTCTCCAGCACTATCATGTTTATCTGTTGCAATTCCGATATTAATAATCTTACCAGTTCTACTTCTTTTGTCTGTGATTGTGTCATTTATTTTTATTTGCATAGTTTCCTCGCTTTCTAAATCCCATTATATCCTATAATAAAACAAAAGTCAACAACTATTTTTAATCATTGTCAACACTTTTAATTGTAGTTCTTGTTGCCATATATGGTACTCGCTCACTTCCATTTTCTGTCCAATCATATCTATAACTCTCGTATCTTTCTTTCTCAACTTTAATTGGAGTTTCAAGCGCTTCTCGTCTTGGCGCTATTGCAACAATACTGGTTATATGTTCTCTAATAAAATCCATTAAACACGATTGATTACAGAAATAATCCCAAATACCATTTTGATAACCATTGTATCTGCCTTGTTTTATTTTAATAGTTCTTAAAACTTTATTATCGCCACTACCTCGCACTCTTGATTGCGTTTTAGTAATATGACACTCAGTACCATGACACCAGTTATAATCGCTCATTTTTTTTCGCTTTCTCAAAAGACTTGCTTAATTGTTCTAGTTTAAAAAGTTTTATTTCTGCTTGTCGCTCAAAATGTTGAGCAATTAAGAATAAAATAAAACCACCAACAATTAGTGCTATACCTATGTATAGCACTAAATTATAATCTATCATCTATGCAACCTCCACAATGTTTTGAATTGCTTTAATAGTCCATTGTCCAGTAGCATGTCGCCAATCGCCAAATCCACCTGATTTATTTTCTGCGTCAAAATCCCAATAGATAAATCTATCAGTACCATTTTTATCTGTGAAGATTTTACCAAGTACTCCATTTGGTTTTTCTGCACTTGCAGTTCTTGTTATTATTTTTTTATGCTTTTTTGCAAAGTAAGTTATATAAAACTTCTTTGGCATTTGTGTTATGTCTTTCATATTTCCTCGCTTTCTTAATTGTTATAATGGGATTATAACATATAATCCCATTAATGTCAATAGTTAATTTAAACTATTTTCTTTTTGTTTTTGCTCGTATAATAGTCTTTCTGCTATTTTTTCCTCTCTTGTTTTCTCTCTCTTGTTTTTCATACTATTCAACATTTCAACTGCGTTTTCGGGATTATACAAAGCCAAGCCAGTAGAGTTTGTTCTAATTATTTCTGCGTCTGAAATATCCAAACCAGCTTTTTTGGCAAAGTCTATTGCTTCATCAAGATACTTCCAACCTTTTAGACATGGTTTAACTACTTTTGTCATTTGGTCTAAAACAGATTTAATCCAATTTCTATGTGCCATAACAAATTGTCCTTTGGCTTGTTTCCATTGTTTAAGGATTAAAAATTGTTCTTGATTACAAGCGATAGAACGATCTCTACAATATTCTCTACCAATTAAATCTAATTGATATTTCTCATTCCATTGTTTGCCATAACCACTATCATCACTTCCAAGATATTTATTATTGTTGTCAGTATATTTTGTTTTGTGTGGGTTATTGTCCTTGCCCTCTTGTTCAATCAAAATATCAGGATTGCAATTATCTTGTGCTTTAAGTTCATCACGATACAAAGCATAGCCATAAGAATTATCTCTATTATAACTATTACTATTGGGATTATCAAACTCGCCTTGCAATCTAAAGTCAAAATGTTCTTCAATATTTTGTTCTTTCATTATTGGATTGTTGTCATAATCTCTATCTTCTACTTGTCCTAAATAATGAAAATGGAAACAACTATCTTTTGCAATAGTGCTTACGTTCTCAAATTTATTTTGTAGATGATATGCCATTTTGACATCATCAGGAGTATAATGTTTTCTGACAATAGTTTCTGCTAAATTCCAAGCATTGTCATTAATCTCAATTTGTTCTGCTTTGAGATCATCATACTTCTGTTTTTCTACTGTTGGTTCTTGTTCCAAGTGTACACGCATACGATTTGCGATCTTGTTTCTGTACTCTTGGTTTAGTCTTATTCTACTCATGCGACCTCTCTTTCTACTACTCTTTCCTTTTTCCATTTTGCAAACTCCTCTTGATCTTTGTCATCTTCATCACACTCTCTACTGATTGCGTTGCTGACAAATTCACTAATATCTTGAAGTTCGTGATTTGTTGTTATCATCATAAGTTTTCTTATAATGTCTAGTTTAGTTTTTTCCATTTGTACCTCTTTCATATTTATAATGACATCTTATATTATATAAGATTAAATGTCAACAACTTTATGTCCATTTTGGGCGACCCATTTCGGACACATTGCCTATTGACTTCTCTTATAAAATCTTATATAGTAGTAATCAAGGCTCCTGAGCTACGAGCCTTAATAATAACTGGCTCGGGACAACTTCTGGTTGTAAAACAAGGGCTTCATATCCCACCTTTCGCAACCTGAACTGATCCCTGATCTAATGGAATAGACCCGCAGGATGATCCTGCTATGTGGCATACAAATAAGTCCAAGGATATCTCTGTTAGATCTGGGATCAGGGGAGAAAAAGTCGTACGCTTTGAAAAGTACGGCTCAACCTGATCCCTGATCCATGGTAAGAGGTCACTCCTCCTTGACTTGAGGTCGTTCCAAGAGTCTGGGCTATGGATCTGGGATCAGGAATAATGATTGCTTACAGCCTAGCCCTACGGGGAACAACTAGGACTAAGCGTAAACCTTGCGTGTGCCGTTTGTGTACGGGCATTCACACGCAAGGTTAAAAATGAGAAAAATCAGCCCTTTGCGCTGCAGCTATACACTGGGCCAGGTTTTGCTCATTAGGGTTCTTAAGTAAGCCCTAATGGGTTAATATGAAAAAATTTTATTAAGCAACAAGCTACAAGCAACAAGCCTGAAAATAAAGCTTGACATTAGCTCTGGGATATTATAAGATACTATTTATGCAAACAAAATTATCTTCATCAATAATACAGTTTGCAAAGGTGTCGCTGGGTGTCATGAAGAAACCCAGCGAGCCGATTAACAAAGAAAGAGGAAAACATGAGTACAAGAAGCAATATAGCAATAGAAGACCCAAAGACTAAGAAAGTAAAAGTTATCTATGTCCACAGTGATGGGTATCCCTACGGTGTAGGTAAATGTCTCGTTGATCATTATAACAAACGAGATGTTGCGGAACTATTATTTAATCATGGAGACGCCAGTTACCTGGGTGATACCATTGACGAGTGTAGTTTCTACGGTCGCGACTGGGACAGAGAAGAGGACAAAGCCAGAGAATATAGAGATGAGTGGATGTACATGCTTTCAATGCGTGGAGATATTCACATTGAATACATTTATTTATTTAAAGATAATAGATGGCATGTATCAACTGGTAAAACAGTTAAAGTAAAAGACGGTTACGATAATCTTGTAGGTTACTGGACGAAGTTTGAACCAGTAAGCCTGAACAAGGAATATATCAAATACAAAGACAAACACGAGAAACACGCTGAAGTTAAGATGATCTCTAAAATTGGAGACATGTTGAAGGGTGCAGGGTTTGACGGAGATAACGTTATGGTTCAGGGTGGCAAAGCAAAAAAAGCAAACTAAAAATGAAAATAACTAGACCCATAAATTATAAAAAGGTAGATAAAAGGATAAGCAAGGCGTTTAAAAAAGACACCGACTACAATATTTTCCATAAAACAAATGGGAGAATTGTAGTTACTTTTTGGGACGAAGAATATCTAAAGAACTATCCAAATAAAGATGGAAGAAAATAAAAAACATAACCAGGCGCCAGAGATGGCGCCGGGCCATTTTAAAAGAATTAAGAAGACGCCTGCAGCTCCATATAAAAATTTTTTCTGGCCCACAATTCCACAGCGCCAAGCAACAAGCCACAAGCTTCAAGCGCCAAGCAACAAGCGCTTGACAAAACAGCATTATAAGATAATATAGGATTTATGAAAGATAAAACAATTAAAATAGAAGTAAACGCTGGCTGCGTCACTGAAGTGACCGGCCTTCCTGATGGCTATGATTATGAAATTATTGATCATGACATCCAAGAAGAGGATGAAAAAAATGAATCTAAAAGAAGCTAAACAAATAACCGGGGGCCTAAGCTCTCCCAGCAAGATGCCGGGATACGCGTATAACCTGCCAGCCTGGAGATGTATCACTGGGGTGAAGCTGCAAGCCGTGGAAGGTTCTGTCTGTTCAGGCTGTTACGCCATGAAGGGCCGGTACAGGTTCAGGAATGTAAAAGAAGCCCTGGAGAGAAGACAGCAGTCTCTGGTCCATCCGCAATGGGTTCAGGCCATGACGCTGCTGGTTACACATTACAGCAAGAAGGTTCCATACTTCAGGTGGCATGACTCTGGCGACCTGCAGGGGGCTCAGCATCTCAAGAACATATTCGAAGTATGTATACGTACACCACAGGTACAGCACTGGATGCCCACGCGGGAAGTGAGGCTGTTGACGCTGATGGACCCGGCCGTGGTTCCAAAAAATTTAATCATTCGTGTGTCCTCGCATATGATAGACCAGGGGCCGGTTAACTTCTGGCCCCATACGTCGACGGTTGTTCAGGCAGGCAAAACCTGCCCGGCAGCTGAACAGGGGAATGCATGCGGCAGCTGTAGACAATGCTGGGATAAGGGGGTGTCAAATGTGGCTTATCCGAAACATTAAGCAATACGAATATAACTGGATGTGTTATTGTAAGGTTTGTAAATTATTAAGATTCCTAAAAATTAAAAAATGATCTGGTACCACCCGAAGTATTACGCAGAGCTGAGAAAGATTCGGAAGCTTCAAGCAGCAAGCGACAAGCGGCTACAACCTGAAGTTGCAAGCAACAAGCCACAAGCTACAAGCCACAAGCATCAAGCACCAAGCGACTCGAGAAAAGATTCTAAATCTACAAGCGACAAGCAACAAGCGTCTTGATTCTTGTATCCTTCTTTAACAAGTGCCAAGATACAAGTACCTGGAAACAATTTGCAGGAGCCCTGACTGGGCTTCTTGGCATC